TCTAAAGATGACATATTACAATTATGAGGCGCCCTTATATTATAAGGACGAACATCGTGTCCTGCAAGGAAATCACCCCCACAGGACTCTCTGAACCGCTCAGATCCATAAAATGATTTATCATCATTAATTATGAATCCTACCTCTTCCATTATCCTAATGAACTTAGGAGCAATGAAAGAGGGCACGATACAATCATCTCCAAAGACAGAAACCCTTTTAAACTCTTCCTGGGTAAGGAAGAGTCTATTAGATTTCTCATCTTCGGTCATGAGAGCAGCGTGTGCGTAAGTCCAGAAGACAAGGGTCTCCAAAGGGAAAGTTGTAGCATTTCCCATTGTTGAGATCATCTCTAACCGTAACACTTTCCCGTTAAGGATTGTGTTATCAGAGCGAGTGTCCTCAATAACCTTGAGCCACCGCGTCGGTAACAACCAACGAAGCAACTCGATCGAAACACAATCAGAGGCACTAGACCAATCTATAGTGGCATTTCTACCAGTTATAGACGATTCTTGTGCAAGCTTCTTATGAATCGCAGGAAGAGACCGAACGTCTAGACCGACAGCAGCCATTCGCTTATACATCATATGCATGAGGCCTTGCTGGAAATACATATTCCCAGTAGGCTCCACACAAATCATGCGTCTAGCGGTATCGTTCTTCTCGACAGTTGTAGCACGTGATCCTTTTACAATTGTTACAGCATCCTGAACTGGATGCGCGGCATTAAACAAAATGACCGCATCTTTGAGACTTGTGTCCCATTGACAGTAACTCTTGATCAAGGTTTTTACTCGATTAGTTGCAGATATTGGAAATGAGAATTTGGCCTCCGGCGACGTATCATAAAAAGATACCCCGATAGAGGAGCCCCCAGAGTGTTTACACTCCTGGAACCATTCTTCCACACTAAAATCCGATAACACGTGGTTTATTAGACCCCGTGCCCTTATACGTACTTTCGTACTATAAGGCATATCACTTGTTAGGTAACGCTGCGACGGTATTTTAAAACCGTCTTTTAAGCGTCCCAGATAGTCATTCACTCGCAAGAACTTCGCGAATGTAGTGACTTCAAGTGGTTTGGTATCGACTAGTGGATCGCAGAATTTCTTACGAAACTCTGAGATCTGTCTGCTAACATACAAATTCGAGCCTTCATTGAGAGCGTACACATTGTTAGCTCTACGAAGATCACGTCCCAGTCCCTTCTCAATCTCAGTTAAGATTTCTGAAGGGTTAAAGAGCCTGGGCGCCCTGTTTGCTGCTTTACGCTTTTTCATATTTGTATTCTCAAATAAATGATTAAGTATAGGTAAGGGCGTGCTCATTCCAAGCGAACAACCCTAATGGTTTTTAACAACAGGAACCGAAGCTAAACGGGAA